GTGGAACGAGACGGTAGGCCCTGAGGATACGGTTATCCACCTTGGTGATGTTGCCATAGACAAGAAAGGTGTCAAAACGATGCGGTTCTTACATGGTAGGAAATTATTAATAAAGGGCAATCACGATAGACTTCCGTTAAATGTTTACACCCCACATTTTTATGACATCATGGGCACGTTTTCGTACAACAAGTTTGTTTTAACTCACATTCCGGTCTCTGACCACCAGAAATACCGCTATAAAGGCAATATTCACGGACATTTACACGCTGAGTCGCTTCCAGACCCCTGGTATCAGTGCGTGAGCGTTGAACAGACTGGTTACAAACCAATCCTTTTAGATGAGGTGCTTGATAGATATGTATAGTCTTTTGTTCTCCCTACTAATGAATGTCCCTGGGACATGTTCAAACGTGGTCCACATCGGGGACTCTTTAACGCTTCATTCAAAACAGTTTCAGGCTGCTGAATATAAAAAAATCGGTTTGCCTGACGCCATAATTTCTGCTGCCGGAAGTAGGTCGGTGTTTACGAAGATGCCTAACGACCGTCACACGGGCTTAGAAGCGGTCAGGTACTACAAGAAGCGCGTTGACAAGGACGCTTGTTGGGTGATTGCGCTTGGTACGAACGATACTGGCCTTCATAAGCCAGAGGCTTTTGGTAATAACGTTTCGGCAGTCATGAGGGAACTTAAAGGCAAGAATGTTGCTTGGGTTTCGGTGTGGAAAGGCTGGAAGAAGGGCAACAACCGCTCAGCGACCTTATGGAACGTAATGCTTAAAGACAGGGCTAGTAGAAATACCAATATGCACGTTGTTGGTTGGGATAGATTTATCCAAAGTAGGCGGTTTCTATTGAATCCTGATAAGGTCCATTACGGTTCTACGGGTTCTAAATTGCGTGCTGAGTTCATTTCTAAATGGATTAAAAAGAACTGGCTAGAACAGTGACGCCCATAAATACAAATACATCGTTGATGTGTGCGGATAGATTTATCTAATGAGTTTTATAAATGACATAGAACCGATGATAAAGATGTGGATATATGGAACTGCCATGTTTTATCTAGTTATGAAGTACGTTTTTGGAGTTTGAGGATGTGCTCTACAAGTTCATCCATACTTCGCAAGTCACGTTTGTCAACTATGTAGAAGTTGTCTGTTAGTTCCTGTTTCTTGTCGTACAGGTTCTTGTTCTTCCATCTGTCTTTTGATGATGGTCCCACAGCGAGCATTGCGCCAGTTTTCTTACTGCGCAAAATATATGCAAGCGGTTTCTGTTGTTTGTCTTCGTAACTGTTAACTGTGTCAACAATCGTTGTGGGGAACGGGAAGTCTTTGGGGTCCCAACCAAATTCCACGCTGACGTTCTTTACTTCCAAGATATGTGGCAATAAATCAAGCGTAATGTCTTTTTCTGTCAATGTCATCTGCCGGCGCTCTTCACGATTTTTTGCTATTTGCAGTTCGGGGACAGTACACGGTATTCCTTTGTCAATTAAATACTTCGCAACGACTTTGTTATAAGAATGACCTTCGGTGAAGGCCTCAATGTAGTTGTATGCCATTTTTGCCTTTCTTGCATTCTTTATCTGGAGAGGCTAGATTGTAGCCATAAGCCCTTGTGGCGCAGTGGATAGCGCAACGGACTTCTAATCCGCAGGTCGTTGGTTCAAATCCAACCAAGGGCACTCATTGAGCCGAAGATAAGTACTTTTTGCCTATCTTGGAAACTCTTATTGACCGAGGGATGCGTGCATCAAGGTCTACGTACCCTGCATCAACGCATTGACGTATGAATTTATGGATAGTTGACGACGAACTAACGCCGATTTTCTCGCCCACTTCTCTAACGGACGGTGGATAACCACGTTCTTTGGTGAAGTCAACAATAAAGTTAAGCGTTAGTGCTGTCTGCTCAGGGCTGTAGAAAATTTTTTTCTTATTGTGTGATTCTTTCATCTCTCTTTTCCTTTCTCGCAATAGAACGCCGAAGAACGAGTTTTTCCCGTTTTCTACGTGCCATTATGGTTTGACGGTTTGCTTCCATGTAGGTTGCGATGTGATATTCAGGACCCCAAATCAAGGCAGGATGGGTGTTTATTTTCTCAGCCATGTTTTCGGCGACTCTGAGGTTGATGCCGTTCTCTATCCACCTGTAGATGGCGTTGCGTTCTGTTCCTAAGCGCATTGCTAGAGCCGAAATGCTATTTTCGGAGCCCTCAATCCTAAAAAGAGCAAGAAGCGGCTCTGCCGACAGTCTTACTTCTGGTGGTTGTGGCTCCAGAACGCCATACATCTCTTTTTCTGGGTAAATCATATTGAGGCCAAGTCAATGCCGTAGATTTTACGAAACTCGCTTTTGATGGCTTTCATCGCCTTTGGTGTTCCGTGGGTTGTGTACATACGCCCACCAATACTGAGTGGCGGGTAAATCTTGTAAACGCCACGCTTGGTCTGTTCAACCCTGAAGCCGATGCGTTCAATCTCTCGCACTACGGCGGCAAACTCTTTGTTGCCATGTGTTCTTGCCATCTGAGACCTTCCTTTATTAAAAGAAAGCGTATCTAGGCATATAAATAAAACAACCCCCGAGGCGAACAAATTTTCGCCCCAGGGGTTGTTTTGAGTGGTTTTTTACTTCTTAATCCAAGCAAACAGTTTGCTGAGTAAGCCCTTGCGATTTTTTACAAATTCGGCGACTACTTTTTCTGACGCTTCTTCAATTGCTTCAATTGCTTTTTCTTCGTAAGTATCAAAATCAATGCCATTTTCTTTGGCAACTTTTTCAACTTTGTTGTAGGCGCGCTTTACTGGGTCTGCCTTTTTTGTTGCAGCCTTCTTCGCAGGAGCAGCCTTCTTCTTGGGAGCGGCTTTTTTTGTTGCCGTCTTCTTCGCTGCTGTTTTCTTTGCTGGTTGCTTACTCATGTCTTGTCTTTCTTTGTTAAGATTTTTGGCCCCATAGGACATCCCCGACTATAGCATTAAGTGCACTAATGTGGGCGTGTGGATGATTTATACCCAGACGAATTTTCAAAAATAGCATTAGCCTTGACATCTGCTCAATTAGCAAAACAAGGTTTTGTTAGTGAGTTAGGAGTCGGGGAAGATTTGGCATTCAATTTTATTGGATGGAAAGATGGCAAGGTTCTCGCCATTGTGCAGTTAAGTAAGAAGCACATGCAGGAAAAACCAATAGACAGGCTTCAAAGATGCGCGGCAATGCTTGGGATTCTTAAGGGTTTCTGGGATATTGACAGCCTCTCCATGGTGGCCGAGGGGTACTGTTCTCCGGATATAGAAAAAACACGAGGACTTGACCTTCAGAAAGCATTTCTTGACGAAACTACCGGAGTAAATGAGTGCATTACTGTAACTCACGCCGAAAGTGACGAAATGGGAGGAGCAGAACTAACGCTTGTTTCAATTTCTTATGAATATCTAGCCCAAAATAGGATGATTTTTAAGCCGATTACTGTTTATCCAGACGGAGCGGTAAGAACATTGCGTGACAAGAGTTATCCAGCACTTTTGTACAAGACAATAATGGAACAATATATTGTCAACGAAAAAGATGAAGACGATGCAGCGGAAGCAATTAATAACCTCGGTTTTCACCTTCAGGTTTTCTATTAGTCCTCGCCTAAGGAATTGAACCTTATGTTTAGACTGTGTTTATAAGACACAGTTCACCGACCAGGTGAACCAGGCGAGGTAAAATTGAGTATGTTTAGAGATTCCGCAACTGAAAAACTTGGCGACGGAATATCTATTCTAAGAGCAACTCGTGAACCTTGTCCAGTTTGCGGTCACCCTACAGGTGATTGCGACGGAGAAGATGGTCCACCAAAAAAAATTGTTGGTCTTACCGGAGTTATTGAAACATTAAAAGAACTGCAGACATTTTTAGTAGAAGAAGACATCTACGAAGATAGGCAAATCACTCCATTCACAAAAGCACGTGTGATTATTCATCATAAAGGTTCATACGTAACACTTGAGAAAGCAAAAAATTTGGGCATTGCTTAGACGGGTGTAAACAGGGTGTTGGTTGTATGATTGATTTCCTAAACATACAAATAGAAAGAGGAGCGAGTAAGTGTCTTCATTTTTCACATTCCGCCTATCAGAAGATTTTATTAGTTCTTACAGAACAAAAAAAGCACCATTTGGTTATGTTGATGCCGGCGGTAACTCTGTAGGAGAAATAACTTTTTTGCGTACTTATTCGCGCTTAAAAGAAGACGGAACAAAAGAAACATGGTCAGATGTTTGTGAGCGAGTCATTAACGGCATGTATTCATTGCAAAAAGACCACTGCAAAACAAATCGCTTACCTTGGAATGATTCAAAAGCGCAAGCATCTGCAAAAGAAGCGTTTGACCGTTTGTTTAACCTGAAGTGGACTCCACCTGGTCGTGGCTTGTGGGTTATGGGAACTCCGTTAGTCAATGTTCAGAAAAACTCTGCTGCGTTGCAGAACTGTGCATTTGTATCAACATCTGAAATGACAAAGAACAATCCTGCAAAGCCTTTTGCGTTTCTTATGGAAGCATCAATGCTTGGTGTCGGTGTTGGTTTTGACAACAAGGGTGCAGAAAAAGAATTCACTATCTATGAGCCAACAAAGCCACCAGTTACAGAAGTCATTGAAGACAGCCGAGAAGGCTGGGTTTCTTCTGTCAGCATGTTGATTAATTCTTACTTAAAGCAAGACCAGTCACCAATCATCTTTGATTATTCACTAATTCGCCCTGCAGGAACACCTATCAAAACATTTGGTGGTACTGCTGCTGGTCACGCTTCGTTAGAACGACTGCATAAATACATTAGAAAGATGTTTGAAAACCGCAATGGTCAATTAATTACAAAGGTTGATATTGCAGACATTGGAAACATGATTGGTGTTTGTGTTGTTTCTGGAAACGTTCGTCGCTCCGCAGAATTGCTGATTGGTAGTTTGGATGATGATGAATTTCTTAACTTGAAAAACTCATCAGTATTTCCTGAGCGCAACTCATACGACCCAGAATCACTTGGTTGGGGATGGATGTCAAACAACTCCGTTGAAACCTCTGTAGGCAAGGACCTTTCTAAGATTGTTGACGGAATTGCGCTCAATGGAGAGCCAGGAGTTATCTGGCTTGACATGTCTCGTAAATACGGTCGTCTTGCAGACCCTGCAAACAACAAAGACTGGCGTGTTGCTGGATATAACCCATGTGCAGAACAATCTCTTGAGTCATATGAGTGCTGTACTCTCGTGGAGACATACCTCAATCGCCATGATTCTTTGGATGATTACAAGCGAACCTTGAAGTTTGCATATCTTTACGCAAAGACCGTAACGCTTCTTCCTACCCACTGGGAAGAGACAAACGCAATCATGCAACGCAATCGTCGCATCGGTACTTCAATGTCCGGTGTTGCTAACTTCGCTGACCGCGTGGGAATGCCAGTTCTTCGTGAGTGGATGGACACTGGATACAACACGGTAAAGAATTACGACGTCTCTTACTCTGAGTGGCTGGGAATTCGTGAGTCAATCAAAATGACAACAGTAAAGCCTTCGGG